CATCCAATGCAAGGTTGGCAACGGCTCCTACTCGGAGCGCTACGACGGCTGGCTCCGCTCAATCAAGACCAACGCCTCGCAGACGGCCGCACTCGTCGTAGGCGACGCGCCTGGACCAGGGACGCGTCGGCGCACGATGATCGTGCTGGACTTTGACACCTTCTGCACCTTGATGGAGATACCGCGTGAGTAGGGAGCAGCTCACGCTGCTACGCGCAGGATTCACCAAGACCTTCCAGCCTCACCTCGGCGAGAGCAAGCGCTGGTCAGCCTTCGCCTTCATCGCCGACATCCTGATCGCTCGATCGTTCAGCCAGCCGACGATGATGGTTGAGACAGGTTGCGCTCGTCAGGAGAACAACTGGAACGGCGACGGTCAGTCCACCATCGTGTGGTCATGGCTTGCCGCTCAGCTTGGTGGCTTGATCTATTCGGTTGACATCAACACGGCCAACGTTGCGACCGCACGCGCACTCGCACCGTCTGCTCGCATCACCGTTGGAGACTCGGTGGAGTATCTGCGCGGCTTTGCCGACGCTTCATCCATCTCGCTCCTGTATCTGGATTCATTCGACTACAAGCCTGGAAGCCTCAACGCGGCCGAGCATCATCTCCGCGAGCTGCAAGTGATCTACGACCGACTGCCACAGGACTGCCTCATCGCGGTAGATGACTGCATCACACCGACCGAGGGCAAGGGTGCGCTCGTGCGGCAATGGCTAGAAGAGCGCGGCAACCTTCCTGTGTTGGAAGGCTATGTCACGGTATGGCTCAAGTAGCTTCGCTCCTCCTCAGCCTCACACTCCTGACTGGCACAGGAGGACCGAGCCTGAACCCATCAGGGGTGCCTACCGAAGGCGTCGCCTCCTGGTACGGCTCCACCGACCCAGCCAACCAATACTGCGTGGACGGCTTCAGGAACTCCTGCTCGCCGTATAAGTCCAAGGCTCAGGGTGGCAGGGGTGGCGAACTGGTCATGTACGCCGCCGTAGGGGTATGGCGCTTCAACGCGCAACCGTATAGAGTCCGAGTCTGCAGGCAGGACCGACCGACCACATGCGTGGATGTCACGGTGAGGGACTACTGCGAGGCATGCCGGAGGGCGCTGGACAAGACATGGACAAAGCAGAGCCGAGCAATCGACCTAAGTCCAAGCGCGTTCTCTCAGCTCGCGCCGCTCGGCAGAGGCATCGTGAGAGTGACGCTAGTGCAGTTACCCCTCGCCAGCGAGAGTTCCAACTTGCTTGCGCCGCCTGGTCGGAGAGGCTATCGGTAAAACTCAATGCCTTCTTCAACCTCATGCCGCAGTACGGCCGCACGGTTCACTGGGCAAGAGAGCGCTACTACGGCGGCACCTACGTCACTGACTCGGACTTGTACTGGATGAACTCCAAGATGGGCGAGAACCAATCACCAAGCATGGAGAAGTCGCTCAGGGTCTACGCCGCCGCTGTTGACTTGATGTGCAAAGTCTGCGCTGGAGATGAGGATCTCGTGCCAACATGTTGGGACGGCACATGTCCGCTTCGCGCAGTGTCTCCACTCCCACTAAAGGACAGACGATGATGCGATACGATGCACGTGTGAGCGCGCACTCGTTGCTGCGCTCCCTCTGCCTGCCGGTGGTGTCCTCCCATCGGCAGGCACTAACTTGGGGCAGCGTAGACGCTCCCACGACCATGATGGCTATCGCCGGTCAGGGAGAAACGAGTGGTGCGACTCCACTCCTGCTCCACCACTACAGGAGGGCGCATGGCTAAGGCGCAGGCGACGAAGTGGACCGCACTGCGCGCCTATGTTGACGAGCTACAAGAGTTCATGAACCTCCTGGACTGGGAGATCAAGATCCTTGAAGCCGCCTCCGACCTTGATGCGTGGGCAGACATTGACGCGCACGAGCAGGCACCGACTGCCGACCTTCGCGTCTCGCATGACTTCTGGCTTCAGGATGGAGAAAAGCAGCGGCTGGTCCTCGTGCATGAACTCCTCCACCTTGTCATCGCTCGATACGCGCAGACCACTGAATCGCTGGAGGACACCCTCGGAAAACTCGCATGGGCATCGTTCCAGCCGCAACTGGAGAACACCGAAGAGCGCGCCGTCGAGCACCTTGCACGCATGATCGCGCCGTTCGCCGCACTACCAGTCCTGCCGAAGGCATGAAGAGGACGCTGCGACCATGCTTGACCTGCGGCACACTGACCAACTACGGCAACCGATGCAACGTCTGCGGACCGCGCAAGGCAACCGAGTGGGCAAAGAATCGTGGGCCGTCTCCCTACCGAACCGCCGACTGGCGCCGACTCTCTGTCCAGAAGCGCAAAGAGGTGCCATACTGCGAACTCTGCGGACAGAGGGATGGGGACGTGAGCAATCCACTCACAGCCGACCACATCCAGCCGCTGAGTGAGGGTGGCGCACTGATCGTGCCGACCTTCATGCTTCGCACGCTCTGCAGGGTCTGTCACGGCAAGATCACCAAACACAGGAGGACATCATGAGCAAGCCAGTCATCATCGTGAGCAACACGATCCTCGCGCCCACCGGCTACGGACAGCAGACCAAGCAGCTCGCGCTCCGGATGAAGGCAGACGGCATCACCGTCGGTGTAGCTGCGAACTACGGCGCACCGAGCAACATGGAAGTTGAGGGCATCCAGATCTACGCCGAGGGTCTGATCAAGTACGCCAACGACTCAGGACCAGAGAACATCGCCATGGCCGCATCACAGGGTGGCTTCGGCATCACCCTCTTTGACGTCTGGGTTGCAATCAACGACGCCTATCACACGCTCCCTATCGTCGCGTGGGTTCCGATCGACCACGACCCTGTGCCACCGCGTGTAGCTGAGTGGTGCATCAAGGGTGGCAACAAGATGATCATCGCCATGAGTAAGCACGGAGAGCAGGCTCTCTTGAAGGCTGGCGTACCACGCGACCGGCTCCGCTACATTCCTCACGCCATTGACACCAAGGTCTGGTCTCCAGACGGTCCGACCTGCCGTGACGTGCTGCGTGTGCCGGAGGACGCTCACCTCACCACGATCACCGCCATGAACAAAGGCAAGCGAAAGTCATTCCCTGAGATGCTGACCGCGTGGGTGCTCTTCGCTCAGCAGCACCCAGATGCCTACCTCTACCTGCACACCGACCGCTTCGGACACTTGGACGGCATCAACCTGATCCCACTGCTCAGGGCAATCAAGGCGCCAGAGGATCGCATCCGCTGGGTGAATAGCAGCCAGATGCGCGCAGGCATCGCAGCCGAGACGCTCGCCGCCATCATGCGCTCCTCAAACTGCTTGCTGTTGACGTCACGTGGGGAGGGCTTTGGGCTACCAGTTGCCGAGGCTCAAATGGTGGGCTGCCCAGTGGTGGTGGGAGCACACACTGCACAGCCTGAACTAGTGCGAGATCACGGCTATATCGTTGAAGGGCAACTTGAGTGGGATGAGATGCAAGAGTCTTGGTGGAAGGTTCCGAACATCGACGGCATTGTGAAGGCTCTAGAGAGCAACTACGCTGACGCTAAGAGTGGCCGCGTCAACCGTCAAGCACTAGCTGCAAAGATGTATGAGTACGACGCGGACTACGTCTACAAGACGAAGTGGCAGCCGCTCTTCGCAGACATCGAGTCAGGCAAGATCAAGCTAGGCGCACCAGCAGAGCAGACGCTCAACCGCGCACAACGCCGCGCCCAGAAGTAGATGCCGATCTATCAGTTCAAGTGCTCGACCTGCGGAAAGACTGAAGAGAGAATCCAGTCAGGCTACGAGCCGATCACGCCACGCTGCGAGTGTGGACCGTGGATGGTCCTGCAGTACACACCGAGCGCAGTGGTGTTCAAGGGTAAGGGCTGGGCTAAGCGTGACCGCCGCAAGTCCAAAGGATAGGGCGGTCGTTATTCTGGGGTACGATACCCCTACGGTACCCAGCGCCGAGTTCGTCTATCTCCTGTACGGTGTGGGTTGTACAGACAGTCAGGAGTTTTTTTAGATGAGCGCGAAAAAGCCAGCCGAGAAAAGGCAGAACAGAACGACCAGAGATTTCGGCGTCCTGCCGCAGATTCAGGTTGATCCACGCTCCGTGCCTATTCCTCCGGCGCACCTGACAGAGCGCTGGGTCAGGTCATGGGAAGTATTCTGGGCTTCACCCTTCGCTCAGGTCGTGCAGCCAGCGCAGTACCCTGCGCTTGAGCGCCTGTTCTCAATGTACGAGGAGCGCGAGCGCATGGACACCTACCTTCGTGAGGAGCCGATGACCGTAGGGTCACAAGGGCAGAAGATCCTCAATCCGATGTATCGTCAGCGCACGTCAGTGGATGCCGAGATCCGGCAGCTAGAGGATCGGTTTGGTTTGCACCCTAAGGCAGGGCTGCAACTGGGCATCGTCTATGGGGAAGCCGCTCGCAGCCTGGAGGAACTCAATGCAAGGATTACCAACGCCACGATCGCTGAAGCGAACAGCGAAGCGGACCCACGCTACATCGACTCAGACGCCGTTGAAGGCTCCGCAGAAGAGGCCGCTTTACTGGTCGCCGATCAGTAATCCACCACCACCCTCGTGGGGTGGACTGGTCTGCCGCTGGATTGAGACCAACCTCGTACACGGTGAAGGCGACAAGTTCGGCGAGCCGTTCAGACTTGAGCCTTGGCAACGCGCCTTCATCTGGCGCCTCTACGAGCACGACGGTCAGAAGCGCATCGTGCGCCGCGCACTCCTTGGCACGCCGAAGGGCAACGGCAAGACCGAACTGCTCGCGGCGATCGCCTTGGCTGAACTGGCAGGACCGAAGGCGCCGAAGTCGCCGAACATCCCTATCGCCGCCGCCTCCTTTGAGCAGGCTGACCTCCTCTTCGGCACGGCTCGGATCATGCTCACGCAGGGTCCACTCGCCAAACTCTTTGAGGTCTACGACACCGAGATCCTGATCAAGGATCGACCAGGGCGCATGTATCGCGTAGCTGCAGCGGCAGGCACTAACGACGGCGGCCGTCCGACATGCTTCATTGCCGACGAGCTGCACGAGTGGACTGGGAATAAAGAGCGCGTGCATCTCGTTCTATCTAACTCACTTGCCAAGCGCGCAGAGGCGCTGGAACTGAACATCTCAACGGCAGGGTCAGACGAGAACACCCTGCTCGGACGCATGCTGACCTACGGAAAGCGCGTCGCCTCCGGCGAGCAGTCCGATCCGACCTTCCTGATCGAGTGGTGGGCTGCATCCGACAGCCACGACCTAGAGAACGACGAGGGGCGCAGAGCTGCACTGGAGCAGGCGAATCCATCCGCACCATCCTTCGTAGACGTTGACAGACTGTTGGCACGAGCCGCTGAGGTGCCGATCCACGAGTGGCAGCGCTATCATCTCAACCGCTTCGTGCAGCCGCCAGACCGCTGGATCGGCGCAGAGGCATGGATGAAGCTGGCAGAGCGTACGAGGGTGCTCGTACCAGGCGAGCGAATCAGCGTGGGCTTTGACGGATCGTATGCGAGAGACGCGACCGTGATCACCGCCTGCACGATGGACGGACACATCTTCCTCATGCGCGCATGGGAAAAGGCAGTCACC